ACAATGCCGGTGCCGAGATTGGCTATCACGGACTTCATTACCTTGTTGGCGTTTGATAGCAGCATGGCTTGCCCGCTTGCCGTCTGCCCTGCGCCCGCCGCATTGTCAGAACCATACGCCGACGCAATCACACCGCTGTAGTCATCCGCCAGTCGGGAGAAATACCCATGCACTTCCAAGAGCATGGCAGTCATGGAGTTGGGCTGGAAGAACTGTATAGGTGGTGCCCCGCTCCCCCGTTCGTCGGCGGTAAACTGCCATATCTTCCAGGGGTACATGGACTCGATGTCTTCCCCTACCGGTACGCGCTGAGTGTCGGTTATCGCAACCTGGGGGCCGCTGCCGATCATCATGTTATACGCCAGTGCACGCCCCGCAGTGTTGCACAGCCTTTGACAATCACGGATCAGCCGTGGAATACCCTTACCCCATACCTGCCCCGGAACCTTCTCATAGCTCGCGATGCCGTATGGCCGCTTGCCGGTCGGGTGGGGATTCAGCACGGCGCGGATCACATAGTTGCCTACCATCCACACGTTGGCCTCGTAACTATTGCTGCGATCCGGAATCTCTTCCTCGCTCATGCCGTAGTCGAGTAGCAACGTGCCCGGCACACGCGCCCACATCTGCACTACTTCGATTGTGTCGGATGCGTTCAGATATTCATGGGGCCGCCCCTCTGCAATGGCCCGCGCCGCGTCTCCCGCAATCCACGCCCGGTATCCGTCCTGCCCATACTCATCGATGACAGCGCGAATGGCTGCTTCGTTGTACCCCGGAACGCCGATGAACTCGTACAAGTCGCCGACATGCAGATTCTTCATGCGCTCGAAAAATCCGCCTTTCTGAATGTCACTCGTCTGCGGGAACGGATAGAAATCGAATGGCGATACCCGCTCGTATTCCGTTACCAGCTCTTCTCGCACGCTGGCCGTAAAGCCCCCGGTCTCGGTAGGCACCCATGATAACGTCTTGCGCCGCCGCACAATCGGCCCTTTCAGGATGGCTGCGGGGAATGTAACCAGGTCGTCGATACACTCTTCCAGGGCGGCATAGAACGCGCCTTCCTGGAACCGGTCTTCGATCTCATCTTCCATGTGGATTGCGCGTTCCTTCGCTTCCTCACGAGCGGCCTTTAGCATCTGCTCCTTGACCTCTTCAATCGCCGCCTTGGCTTGTTCCAGCATCTGCTGCTGCATTGCCGGGTCGATATATCCCTGCTGCTGAACCATGTCGGCCAGGTCGGCTGTCACCATTTGCATGGCCGCTTGCTCCATGCCCTGCTGAATGTCCGGTGGGAGATCCGGTATCGGGGTTGGTTCCAGGCCCCAGGGTTTACCATCGGTGGGGAGTACTGTGTCGCATATCCATGCCTTTGCCGCACGGCATTTCGTTGCCGTCAGCATCATGTATATCTCCGGTTGCCCGGACTTCCGAATCTTTTCCAGGTCGTCGGGATCATACTTGCCGTCACGTTGCCGCAAGTCGTTGAGCATGAGCAGTTCGTGCGGGTATTTTGCGCGTTTCGCAGCTTCCCACTTCTGCTGCATCCAGTTTGCCAGCCGGGATATATGCGGCGTGTTGCGCAATTTCATCGCGTCAACTTTATCCTGCCGTGCCATATCCTCGTTTGAGCGCACGCGAATAAGCGGGTTTATCCCGGTCTTGCCCGGCGGCTGTAACTGCATCGCCGAGCCAACGTTATCCGCGTTTAGTGCTGCCATCGTCGTTCCCGCAAAAATTCAGCCGATAATCAGATTGGTACGGACAGGGTGGGTTGCGCGTTGCGCGTTGCCGCCGCTCCCAGGGGCTGGGCCCTTACCCATCCAGCGCCGACTTTCCGCAGTGCCCTGTACAACTCCCGACCCGCGGTCCCATGTCTATCGTGTGTCATACGTACAGCCTATTGCCGTGCGTGACCCGCCGCGCCGCGGCTCGCGCCTGACGCTGTTCGGGGTCCATCGCCGCCAGGGCGAACGTCACCGCTAGTGCGTCGGCCTCGTCTGGACTTCCCAGTCCGCGAGCTTTCATGTCTTCCTTGCGTTCGAGTTGGAGCTGCATTCGCGCGTTGAACCCGTATTCCGGTTGCACGAGCCCGTCGCTCAGCCCCCGGTGCTGTGGTAGATCCACCTCGCCTTTCAACCAGTCGCGCATACGCGCCCACAACTCAGCTCTGACGTTCGCATATAACCGCTTGTCGTTCGCCTGCGCTCCGAACTGCACATCAACAATCTTCACCCTTGGTAGATGTTCGTGCCGGAGCCGGTCGACCACGCCGGCACCTACACCGCCACCATCGATAAACACAACTGTCGGGTTAAAGTTACGTATCTCTTCGATAACATACCCTGAAAGCTCCATAGTGTCTATTCCACGCCACGACCGAGGCTCCCATACCTTGCTCCCCTGTCGCCGTATGATGACAGATTGGTCCATCCCAAACCTTGCCACGTCGACGCCAAGGAAGCGCGGATACTCTGCAAACACCCGTGAGTCGATTGTGCGGGCGTTTGCAGCCTGCACTATGTCCGCCGGAATGAACTGTGTGTCCCCCGCCCTTGGGAACTCGCCCTTCACGCGAACGCGCACAAAGTCGGAATCCTCCCCGTAATCGTCCACCCATTGCCGGAGCTTTGTCTTGTCCGTCATTCGCGCAGTGCGGCTGTCTACACACAGCGTATGCCACCGATGCTTGTATCGCCCGAAGCACTCCCGGAAGCGCCCTGTGTTGCGTGTCGGGTTGCCGAACACGCACCAGATCGCCCCTGGCGTCGTCATCGCGCCCTCCGATACCTCCCAAATCTTATCCGGGACGGCTGATGCCTCGTCAAACAGTAGCAACACGTGCTTCGCGTGCGTTCCCGCGAACGCTTCGCTGTTGTGTTCGGTGTTCGGGATAGCACTCGCCGTCCAGGTGGCGGGAAAGTGACGGTGCCGGAACGTTGTCGCTGTCCAGTCGAACCACTCGCGGTTAATCGCTCGTTTGTGCCATAGCGCCAGCTCACGCCAGGTCTTTGTGGATAGCTGCGTGCCCGTGTTCGCCGTGACGACACAGTTGAGATGCGCCCGCGTAGACATCGCCCACAGAATGAGCCAACTGGTCAGCGCCGATTTGCCGATGCCGTGCCCCGACGCTGTTGCGAACTGCACCGCCCGGCCTGGATCGTCGCGCAGCGCCTTGCCGATTGTCTCGAGCACTGAGATCTGCCAGTCGTCCGGCTCTTGCCCTGCGAGCTCCCCCTCTCCCCAAGGGAAAGCCCACAGCACGAACCCATACGGATCGGCAAAAAACTCAGCGACCTGTTGCGCTATCGCGTCGCCCATTGCTCTCTCACCGCCGTTGACCGGGTATTCCACGCTTCGAGGGCGCGTTGCGCGAGTTTATCGCGATCCTCGCACCGAACTACCGGCCCCTGCGCCGCGCAATGCCGGCACTCAACGTAGGCGTGCAGGGAGCCGGGGTATGCACGCATCTCCACGCGTTGACCGCCGCAGAACGGGCAAGGCGCGTGGCTGACATCGGATTGCGCGGCGTGGGCAACGATCGCCGTTGTTGACGCTACATCCTGCGCGTATTGCGCCGTAATCGCCGCTGGCTGCTCGTTTTTCATGGGGTGCTGGTAGGGTAGCGGTTTGTGCTTTTCATTCGCCTGACGGCGATTCCACCGCACTGGCGACGGCTTTTCGCATCGACTTCACCCTTTCCGCTGCGGATTCCAGGACCTCGACGAACTCAATCGGGTTGCCGCCGGGGCCGGATACCTCGGTCCGGGTTGTGAACATGCCGCGCGCCTTCGCCAACGCGTCGAGCGCCTTCTGTTTGTCCGACATGACCGGCGTTACTACGAGCCGCGTCGTGCCGTCGGGATCGCGCACGGGAATGTGCTTAAAGCCCGTGACTGCGTTCTGCGCTGCGATAGGCCACAAGGGCAAGGGTAGTAGCTCCCCGACGTCGTCTACCAGGTCGGCAGCGTTCCACATCGCGTGTTGGGCCATTTCCAGTTCAATCCGTTCCTTGGTTATCAATCTACCGGCCTGCTGGGCGCGTTCGTCCGCCGCGAGTGCGCGTAGAACGTGCTTGTTGTTCGCCAGGTCGGCCCACTCCTGCGACCCGGGAATGAACCCTGCGCGTTTGGCCGCCGCGCTGTGACCATCGCCAACGCGCATCTCGATGATGTAGCGCATCTGTTTGAGTGTGAGATCAACCACGGCTGATATTCCTGTGCAATGTGCAATGTGCAGTGTGAGACTGCCGCCTACACGCGACCTTACACCATGGCGGCACGATTTAATACATAGTGTGGAACGCGACTTGCTCAGTGCGCCTTGCTCAGTGCGGGGTGTTGTGTAACTGATGTGCACACATGAAACCGCTCCTACCAGGGGAGGGAAGCTGACGCAAAATTTTTGCGCCGATTCTTTCCACAGGGCGAAACGATGCGGTCGGCCCAGTTGGCCCAGTTGGCCCAGTAAAATCCTATATCCCTATATATATTTTTTTTTTCACCCCTCACCATGTGACTTAATCACATTATTTTTCTTTTTTTTTTTTTTTTTTATGGAGAGAGACTAGTCTTACTG